CCCTGATAACCGCAAGCAGATAGCCCCAACACTGACCCCAGTGCTAAGGCTATCGCCGCGGCTTTTCGGGCTACTTCCCCGTTAACCCGAAACTCTTATCGCCAGGGTTTAACCAGCGCAAAATCACTGGTGCAACCGCTGCAACGCCTGCCATTGCAAGCGTCTTTGGATCAGTCACGCCCGCCATGTATAGGGCTAGGGCTGCTGCCATGAATGACCGTGCCCATGACGCGGCTAGGGCTTTGGCTTTGTCCATTTTTTTGTCTCCTTTGTTGGTTTTGCTGCCACCTTTGGCATTTCAACGATTGGGTATTCGCCTTGGTACGGCACAAATTTTGGAATACCAAACCCGACAATTTCCTTGCCAACGTTGCGAACCTTGACCATGACCATTCCGCCGTTGCGTTGGTCGCCTGTGCCGCTGGTGTTGCCTTCAATTGTTATGCACTGCTTATCGTCAATTAAACCGACAACAATGCCGACGTGTGAAATACGATCAACGCCGTCATGTGGAAAGTCCATGAACGCTATGTATCCCAATTGCGGCATGTTTGACCAACGATTGATTTCCTTAAATTTATGCGCGCCGATTGCAGTGCTAACGACTGAATGAATTTTGACGCCTGCCTGTGCTGCACACCAATTCACGAATGATCCGCACCATGGCAAACCGTCAGCCTTTGTGAATTTGCCGTACTTTGTGAGGTTGTCGCCTTCCTCAATTGTGCCGACTTCAGCTGACGCGACTTCGATCAGCCGTGCATTTGTACCGTTAGGAAATGTCATGCCAGCAACAATTTCGCTTCGTCTGCGGTTATGCCCAATTTTGCAAGCAATGCAGCCTTTTCGACTGCCTTAGCTGCTAATTCGTCAGCAATGGTTTGCGCTTCAATTTTGTCCAATTCCATTTGCGCATAGTCTGCGTCGGTAAATTCAATGACTTCATTACCAATTTGCTTAAATAGTTTTGTCATTTGTTTCCCCTTAACTGTTTGAATAACCATAAACGGCGTACGAACCTGTAATCGTGCCAGTGCTTGCAATTAACGAAAACGCGTCAAATTGTGTTGTGGCGTTAAACCAAGCACCTAAAGAATAGGCTGCAAATGCGTCTTGTCCGCTGTTGTAACCGAAACCCCCACCAAAAATTTGTTTTTTGGCTGCTGCTTGCGGTGATAAGAAATCAAGCGTCAACCCGTATGTCCCTGGTGTACCTGATGACATATAGCCCAAATTAAATGATGTTGCCGCGCTGCTATTGCCTTGTGTTGCACTGCTGCCGTCCACGCGGGCAATGGATAGCGCACTGTAATGATTTGATGTTGTATTGTCTGATCCGCTTGCACGATAGCGACCCGTCATTGCTGGGCTGCCTGATGATGATGAAACAATAAAGATAACTTTGTAATTTGTGTAAGTAGACGTGAAAGTGCTGTTAGGCAATGACACGCTTGAAACGGCAGAAAATGTCGTGCCTGTAATAAAATTTAAACCGCTGGTTGGTGTTGCCGGTGTTGACCAAGCAGGCACACCGCCTGAAACTGCTAAAACCTGTCCATTCGTGCCAATAGGCAAACGTGTGTTTGTGTTTGCTGTTGCCGACGAATAAGCAAGATCGCCCAACGTCGTACCTGGTTGCAATGCTTTCAGTCGTGTGTCAACGCCTTGCAAGGCAACGTCAAAATCTGCTGGAAGGTCTGTAACCAAGTCGCTTGACGTTGGAAGCACAAAACCATAGTTAGTTGTTGGATTTGCCATAGTTTCTCCTTGTTAAGTGATAATTGTTGCACGCGCCCAGTCAAGCGTTGGCGACACGCCCGACCAAGTGAATGTGTTTGAAATGTCTGCCCACGGCAGGGCTTGCAGTGAATAGGCAGTTGGGGTCAAAAGTAACGAAATGGAAAGTTGATTGTAGGAAGCCTGAAACGACCAGCCTTCGACAAAACCCTGAAAAATTGACCCCATGTTTTCAGGCAAATTGTTAATCGAAATTGCCTCACCCATAAAAATGTTCAATAAATTATCGCGATCCGAATTGTCAATTTCAGGGTTTGTCAGGTCAAACGTGATTTGGCTAAAAATGGGCTGTGGCGTGGCGCGTAGTGATAAGTAAAAATTGGCTTGGGAGGTTGCGTCAGCCGAATTGTGCAGTGTTGTTGAAATTATTTGGGCAAGTGTGCCGTAAAGCGAAATTGAATCGGGATCAGTTGCAGATTGTTCAGCATTACTGGTTGCACCGTATTTGATCGTCAAGGAATTTCGTACGTCGCCCACACGGGTTTCAATGCGTAATCCAGCTGCACGGGCTTGATTTCCGTCAAGATCAACGTAACCGTTTGCCGTCAAGTATTGTGTGCGGTGGGTGCTGTCGGCGTATCCGATCCGACCCTGTGCGTCCTCATAAATATATCCAAGCCCTGAAGTTGCCAGTGCTGAAACCAGCGAATAAACGTCCACACGATCTGATGATCTAGCCGCCAATTCATAGTTTCCTGGTGTATCTATTTCACCCAGCCCGTTGTTTTCGGCGTTCGCCCATGTTGTCGTTGCTGGCGTGTATGTTGCCCAAGTAACCGCACCTGCAACTTCAGCCCAAGAATTATACAAAACCTGCGAAAGAATCGTCTCAATTTGATTGCCGTCAAAATCTTTCGAAAGTACGCCGTTGGTCAATGCCTTTGGCAAACGTGCCAATGCACCAAGTGCTGTGATCGAATAGGTTTGCGTAAATAAGGTTGAACCGACGTCCAGCACTTCCAACCCAATGTCCACCACGTTGCCGCCAAAAATAGGCACAAAAGTCGCTGACGTATCTTGAATGGAAACGCTGATCGTTGAATTTATTGAAACGGGAATTGTCGCCTGTGAAACGTCTAGCAGCTGAAGGTTGACGTAACCTGCCTGCGCCTGTTCATAAATGTTGGTGCGACCGCTGCGAATTGAAAGGTTTGCTAAAACCGCGTTTGTGTATTCAACGCCGTCTAGTTCAACCTTCCAAACTGGATTCCATTGGGTCATGCTGTGACCAGATTACCCGCGCCGCCTGTACCGCGATAAAACGAATTGTTTAACGTGTCCACAATTGTGCGGGCAGTGCCTTCCTTGTCCAATGCACCGTTGACGGTCAGGTTGATCGTTGTGCCTGCTGAAGTCATGCTGCCGCGATTACCACCTGACGCCGCCAAGATTCCTGCAAGGCTTGTTGTGCTAACACCTGAAACGCCTGAAGCACCTAAACCAGTAATAGCCGCTTGTGCGGTTACTGCTGCCTTGCTTGCCGTTGTAACGCCACCACCAGTGACACCGCCTGTACCACCTGCAAACGTGCTGGTTGTGATCTTGTTACCCGCACCGCCACCGCCCGTGCCTGCTGTTTCTCCACCTGTCGTGAAACTGCCGCCCCCTGGCATTGTGCCGCTAAAGCCTGACGCACCTGGTGTTGCCACTGACGTTTCGCCAATTTTGGGAATGAACGCAATGTCGGCACCTGGCTTGACTAGGTTGATTCCGCGAATAATTAGGTTGATTCCTTCAATATACATGTTTAACAATGGTTTGATCGCTGACATGACTTTGCCAATGATGTTTATTGCAATGCTTGCAATTTTGCCAGCGTTTTCAAATGCGGTTCCAATTACTTTTCCAAGTATCGGGGCAACAAACGCAATGACTTCAGCAAATGATTGAAATTCGTCTTTGTTGTTTTTGATTGCGGTTTTGACACGATCAAAAACACTTTTGATACCTTCGAAAATCGGCTGCACTGTTTGTTTAATTACTGCGCCGACTTCACTTATTGTTTTGCCGAACCCGTCCGTACCGGTCAAACTGAACGCGTTGGTAAATGCTTGGATCGCTGGCAGTGCGTTTTGATTTATGAATTGCAAAAATTTGTCAAGGATTGGCAGCAGTGCGGTGCCTAGTGTTTCCTTCGCTTCGTCAAATGCAATTTGAACACGTGCAATTTTGCCTGCGTATGTTTCAGCATTTGCAGCGGCTGCGCCACCAAACAATTCTGAAAGTTTTGTTTGCACCTGATCGAATGACATGGTTTTCAATTCAGCAGCTGATAAACCAACACCAAGTTTGCCCAATGCTGTGGTGTTTCCGTCATAAGCCTTTGCAAGGCTGTTTGCGACGGCTTCGACTGGCTTTCCTGTTGCAGCAGCGACGTCAAGGGCAGTTGCCAACAATTCTTGTGCTTTTGAAGTGTCGCCCGTTGATCTAACCAAACGCGCTAGGGCTGGGCGAAGTTGATCGTCTGCCACACCCGTCGCCAATGACATTTGAAGGATTGACGCCTCAGTTGCCTTGATCTGTGCGTCTGTTGCACCCGTGGCATTTTCCAACGCCAACGCCAATTGCGTTTGTGCCTTTTCGTCCTCAATGGCAGCCTTGACCGCTTCGACACCGATTGCGATTGCAGCAGCCCCAGCAGCGGCAGCAGCAGCGGCAAACGCCGCACCAATCTTTGCACCAGCCTTGCCAACCTTGTCGCCAAATGAATCAACGTCGCCGCTGGCTGTTTTCAGTGATTTGTTGAGATTGTCAACGTCTCCAAGAATGGAAAGTTTAAGGGTACGACTGCCGCCTGCCATTAGTCGAAGTCCTTCACAATCTTAGAAAATGCTTGTTCCCATTTCTTTACAATGTCAGGCTGAACGCTGCGAAGCGTTGGATAGATGAACCAGCCGCGTGACCCGCGACCTTCTCGCCCTGACCACACTGGGAATTGCTTGTATTTGTTCGATCCGAATTCATAACCGCCCCACAATTGCTGGGTTGTACCTCCACCGCTTAATTTTTGCGACGCAAAACCAAATGACATTTCACCAATTTTTGATGACTTAGATACCTTTGAACCCTGGGCAATTTTGCTTGCGACCCGATTGGACGCGCCACCGCTTGCTGAAATGATTTTGCCGCGAACGTATTCGGCTAGTTCAGACGATTGTTCCTTTGCTTGTTTTGTGGCTTCCTCGTCCATTGCTTTAAAGGACTTAAGGATCGCGCGTAATTCAGCCTTGTCGTAACTGATTGCTTCAGTTGCCATTTGCGCGCCTTTCCAAAATTTCGATAACGGTCAGAATGTCCTCAGCGGTATCAAATTCATTTGGTGATAGCCCCGTTGCCAGGGCTATCTCCCAAACGATTCGACTTAGGCTTCCGACGGGGTGACTTTTGGGTTTGCTTCACCGACTATCACTTCGGAGATTGTCTCCGTCCATGCTTCGATTGGCTTGACTGGTTTCCCAGCGGCTTCGCGCTTCATGGCGTGATAAGCAAGAAATACCAGATCAGAAATTCCGATCTTTTCCTGCGCCTGTGAAATTGTGTGACCCGTATGTTTTTCCCACTTTACCCATTCAGGCGGTGCTGCCGTGTAGGTAATTTGGTCGCCGTTGTTGTATTCAATTGTTATTGGTAACTTCATTTTGTCTCCCGATTGTTATTTCTTAGCTGAATGTTTCGGTTGGTGTTCCAACCACAATGAATGATAGATCAACGGTCTGTGCATCTGGTGCTGACCCGCCGACTGAAGGAAATACTGGCATTACGTTGAACGCAAAAACTGCACCTGTTGCCGCAGTCAATGAACACGCCAATGTTGTGTTTGGTGCTGATTCGCATGCAGTCCATAATGCTTCGCACAATGATCCTGACGCGCCCCAGTCTGCAAGCATTGAAACTTCAAAACTCCACTGGTCATTTATGTGTTTGTAAGCCTGACCGTCTAAAGTTTGGTACGTTTCCACTGTTGGTGAATTTGAAAGCACGGCTGATGAAGCCTGTGCGTCGTAATTTGTTGACGCAATGGTCACGACTAAATCGCGACCCGTTATGATTGTCGTTGGCATTTTGTCCCCTAGGTTGTTTGTGTGTAGTAAGTCGAAACGTTTATGTCAGCAACCAGCATGGGAGATTGTCCAACCTCCAAGACCGTTGGCTTTTCAATGACGCCTACGACGTATCCCGCTGGCATTGCAGCAAGAATTCCGATTATTAGTTTTTCCAGATTGTCCAGTGACGCCGCGTTGCTGTTTGATGCAACAATTGCACTGATTGCAAAATTTAATTTGACCTTTGTTGAAGCCTTGCCGATTAACGCAATTTCCATGTAGGGCGAATCTGGCACGATCACAATTGCAGGCGGTATTGGTGATTCAGGAACGCTTGAATAGCACGTGGCAGATAACGCGCTGAATGCATTGGCTAATGCGGCGCGTGTTTCGGCGATTGAATTGGCTGGCACTATTGACAAATTCCTTCGACGTCTAAAAACGGCTGAAGTAATGTCGAAACCCTATTCGTGAGACTGCGCCCCATTCTGTATGGCGTACTAGCAAAATCTACGCCTTGAATCTCGCCGCCTGCGGCAACGCGTGACTGAAATACTTCAACGCTAACTGCAAGCACTGCCGATTCAATTGGCGCGCTGGTTGCGTATAAATCAGCTGCTGAATAGCCTTGAAGTGTTGCTGTACCCATTGGAATGATCTCGCGCAGTGTGACATTTGATGAAGTCAATGCAACGGTGAATGAATACGGTGTCGCGCTGACGACTGTGAATGTTGCGCTAAACGGTGCTGGCAAACCTGTCACGATTACGGTTTGACCCGCAACAAAATGATGATCGCGCTGCGTGTAGAAATACGCAACGTTTGATTCTAATTTGTAAGACTGAATTGCTGAAGTATTTGCAACCAGCATTGGCAAAATTACCGCCTCGCTAGTGTTGATTATTTCGTCCAGATAACTATCGCTGTATAAAGATACGCTGACGCCTAGCACGGTTCGCAATTGGCTTGCGGTCACAATACTAGGCATCAGCGTTTCCTTTCGATCTGCTGCGGCGAGATCGGGAGAACCCGCCGCATGATTAGTGGGTTGTGATTATGAAGTCTTGTTTACACCAAATGCGCCGCCCGCGATCTTTGTGGCGACTGCACCGAATGAATACACGCCCACGGTGATTGAACCGTCAGCAGTTGATTCTGCGCGAAGTTGATACGAAGTTCCCTCGTACCATGTGTATGCGTCAGGGTTGATGACCATGATTGAATCGTCAATGTCTGTTGTCGCAGATGTATTTGCAGTGACATAAAGATCAAGCCCTGCAATGTTTCCACGCAATGATGTTGGTGTGATTACGCCACCAGCGTTTGAAGGCTGTGAAGCGTTGTAAATTGGACGTCCAGCGTCGTTTAGTGACATTGCGTTTGACCACTGTGAAGTGTTCATAAGAATGTTACGTGCAAATGGATTTGCTAGTCCAGCAGTTGCACCGTAAACGCTTGCTGCACCACGTGCAACAAAACCAAGCAATTCAGCTGCTGTTGGGTATGTTGTGATTGTTGTTGCGTCAGCAGTTGCGCCTGACACTAATTGATCGTTGACGTACTTATCTTGCGCCTTTGCCATGG